GCCGCCTGTGTTGCATTATTATGAGTCGAGTCAAAACCACTACAATCAGTTGTTACTAAATGTTTTGCACGACTAGCAACTTCATGAACACGTCTAGCAATATCAGGTGGTGCTTTACCAAAAGCATACCACGAGAATTGTTTTACAAAGCGTGCTACTGCTAACGTATAACATGATAGATTCACGCGATGTTCTTTGCTCACGGGCATTATGACACGTTTACTTTTTGCAGGTGTCGCAGCAGCTTCTTGTTTAATGAATGCTTGAACAGCTGGAAAGTGTTCATTCATTGGTAAAAGTGCTGTAATGCATTGTTGAAAACCTAAACGCTGTGAAGGTTTTGTCATAATATTATTAACTTCATCGGTACTCAATGGTGTTAAAGAGTGTTTCGAATTTGGAAAAAGTGTTTTCATCATTAATTTAGCATGTCGAACACTACTATCAACACCTTTCTTACCAATTTTAACAGCGTTTGCTTCAATCCTAGTGCTAACTGTATCATGTTGACTGGCTTCATTATCATTAACAAGTGTTGCAGAATTCTGTATAGGATGGTGTACAGCACGGCCATGTTCAATTGGTTTATCATGGTTTTCATTCAATATGGTCGTCCGTTCCATCTTGGGTGGTACAACACTAGAAAAACTAGGTTGTTCCATAACTGCAGGAGCCAAACCACTAGATATGTTTATAAGCATAGGAGAGAAATCAGGTTCAATTTTATTAATGCATTCAAATAGAAAGATCATCTCATCAGGATAGTCCCTACGTTCATCATATAACATTGAACAATGTTTATGACCAACTGAAGCAGATTTATCTTTCATCATATTATGCGACAACCACGTAGCTACAAATTTGTGGTGGGGTATATTGACACATTTTGTCATGTTGTAACCATGTGGCATTAAGGATATCATTTGTTCAGGGTTAGGATCCGTTGTCATGTAACGTATAGCTTGGAATCCACCTGTATGGTATCTTAATCGAACTAAAGGATTATGTTCAGCGAAATCATTACCATGTGGAACCCAACAAATGGGTACGGTCAAAACTACATAACGATGTGGTGATACTCTTCGTGTCTCAGTATATATTATAGTTTTACCGAAGAAATCATCAACTGTTCTATGATCAGTTGACCAATTCCAAACTTTATGTTCATAACTTGCACCGCCTGCGACTTCTAACCTAACAGTATCTTCTTTTGTAGTAGTAAAAATACCATTAAATACTGTGCCACTCACATGTTCAGGCATGAAAGTATAAAACACGCAAATATTCCTCGCTGCAATTTCTGGTAAATCATCATGGTAATAATCTGAATCGACCATAACCACGATATCTGATTCATCAGGATAAGTAACTATACGTTTCATTTGATAATCTTTATTAGTATAGAACTCCCGATGAACTCCAAAAATTGGTAATCGTTTCTTACTTTCATCCATGTTAAAATATTTTATATCATTACGTGATGGGTCATAAACGAAAGCACGTAGTTTCAAACGACGTAATGCGTTCAAAATTTGTGCTCTTATTTCACCACGTTCATGTGCAGCAAAAGGGTGTGAAGACTCACGGACGGAATCAAAAACGGGTTCCTTGAACCAATCACGGAAACCACAGCGTATGTCTCGTTCTTTCAAATTTAATTCGACAGGTTGTTGTCGCATATACAAAACAGAGAGCCATAAACGACATAAACTCTGTGTAACGCTTAAACCTAATCCCATTATCAAAAACCACTTCCAAAAGCGAGCATGAAAATATCCTCGCGTACGTAAAAGGAAATCAACCAAATGACACTCAGGTGTGGCCATTTTTAGACCAGTAACTCGAAAGTCAAATGGATAAAGATAACCTAAAACGCAAACATATAAACTACGTAAACCATAAACTGTGACATAAGTTTTCCACGACTTAATTCCAGAAATGGTGAGCCATATATATGAAAATTTTGACATTGTTTTTGTGAACGAGTACACTCTGTCTCGGTTTCTCCTTTGTAGATTCCTTAATAAAATGCTCATTTTCCAAATGGCATTATCAGTTGTGAGGATGCTCCAAAAGCCAGTTGCGTGTTCTTGTAGCATGTGCAACCATGATGAGCGTTTATCATATTCAAGCTCATTCCTCATAAAATCAACTAAGCGCCTTCTATTGAAATAATTGAAGATGTAAGGTTGAGTTATTTCCATGATGATTGAATTTGACGACAATCAACAAAACGTTTATTTACCTGAACTTAAT